TACAAACGATGCCACGGTTCTGAGTGATGCGACGGCGGGTCTTACGGTTGACGTAACTGCGGCTAATGCTGCTGCGGCTGGCAATGCGGTTACCGACACTCACCTTGATAACGCCATAGCTTCTCAGATCAACAGCTTTCTCCAAGCAGTCTAATATTGCGTTGTAGCCGTACCGAACCCATTTAGTATCGTGCAAACCTTGCAAGGGTTCTGACGATGCCTTTTTACTACGATACCGTTTACGTTACTGCAACGAATGGTACAACGGCGACTGAGCAAACGGAAATCTGGGGTAAGACCGGGGCTGTTTATGATGCCGCGATCAAGGCGATTTATGCGGCTGCTCGGTTTAATACGGCCGGGGGTGCAACCGTTCGTGCGAAGTCGAACACCGGTACTACGGCATCGGGTGGTTCTGCGCAAGCTGCTTCTGCACGAAATTCACGTGGACCGGCTGCAACTGTTACCTGGCTGAATAAGGGTACGGCCATTACCAACGGTACTACTCTTGTGCAAAGAGCGGCTGTTGGTTTTGCGCAAACCGGCGGCCAAGGCGGTTGGGTAGCGGTTGAGGCAGCGGATGCGCTGTATATGGGCGGTAATGCGTTAACGCCGGTCGATTATGAGATTACGTCGATCGCTAACGGTGTTTCGGTGCCTTATGATTTGGTTGTCGAGTGGTCTGAAGGCGGGGGCTGATGCCTGATCTTCGGAATAGTCGGCTTTGGGACCGGGAGAATGAACAGCTTCTCCCGGACAGCCGGCTTACGGGCATGGCTCGAGACCGAACAAGCGTGTATGTCGGCCGGATGGAGTGTGCCAGGGTTTTCTGCGCTAACTGTGGAAAACCTAGTGGTGCGGCATTACCGGCTACCCCTTTCATTTTCTTCCTCTGCGACAACTGCGCTGCCATTGGTGGCACACCGCCTGGGTGCGTAAAGATCGCTGATTAAGCGACGGGGGTAAACAATCCCCCATGGCGACTGTTCAGTGGGTCCAAACGCAGCTTGATGCGATAGTCGGCACTACCGGCGCGTCAAGCTATAATTTCAGTTTTTTACACGCTTGGACCAGCGGGCACTGCTTAGCGGGCGGGCTCTATATTCAGGTATCCTCCGGTGTTACGCTAACAGGCGTAACGGATGATGCCGGCAATACTTATTCCATCCTACAAACAGTCACCGTTCCGTCTTCTACTGACACTGTTGTTCTGTTTGCTAAACAGGCTGTTCTGGGTTCCCCGACTACATTAACTCTTACTTTTTCTGGGGCTATCCCTAATCTTTACGGTGCCGAGTTCGTTTGGGCGGAGGAATTTACTCCGGTTGGATATATTGACGGGTCTGTTTTAGTTAATACGTCGTCAGGCACGACGCCGTCCTCTGGCAATATTTCGACAACTGCCGTTGATTTGCTGCTTGGAATTTTGGTTCCGGTTGGTAGCACGGTAACAGCGGGTTCGGGGTTTACTCTTAGGACCAACGACACCACTAACGGACTCTACTCGGAAACGCAGGCTGATGTTGCGCCCGGATCGGTTGCGGCTACATTTAATCTGTCGTTATCTGAAGTAACTCAATGCGGCCTTATTGCCCTAGCTCCCCCGGAGATGCTGGTAGCAAATCCGCATTTTATCGGTCGATACAAAACTACTTCGTATCCGAAGACTTTAATCCGGCAAGGTGATACCTCTACGCTGTCGAACCAGGGCCCCCTGGTAGCCAATCCGCATTTCATTACTCGATACCGACCCTCGATCTACGCTAAGCCTCAGCTTTCCTGGGACACCTCGCCTACACTGCCGAACCAGGGTCCGCTTGTAGCTAATCCGCATTTTATCGGTCGATACAAGACTACTCTTTATGCTCGGCCAAAGCTTTCTGAGGATGCTGCCACTACCCTGCCATCACAGATTGAAGCTCAGCCGCATTTCATCAATCGATACCGAACTCCGATCTACGTTCGGCGACAATTTTCCGAGGATGCAGCAACTACTCTGCCATCACAGATTGAAGCTCAGCCGCACTTTATTGGGCGATATCAAACTTCAATTTATGTTCGGCGTCGGTTTTCCGAGGATGCAGCAACTACCCTGCCACCGCAGGAGCCGATTGAGGTTCAGCCGCATTTCATTAGCCGGTATCGAACCCCGATCTACGCACGGCCAAAGCTCTCTGAGGATGCCGCTACTACCTTACCTCCACAGATTGAAGCTCAGCCACATTTCATCAGTCGATATCGAACCTCGATCTACGCTCGGCCAAAGCTTTCTGAGGATGCTGCAACTACTCTGTCTCCCCAGACCGAAGCTCAGCCGCATTTTGTCAGTCGATATCGAACTTCGATTTACGCGCGTCCAAAGCTCTCTGAGGATAAACCGACTACACTGCATATCCAGAGTGCCTTCAGTACTGCAAACGCTGCTTCTGGGCAGACTAGCTTCTCGGTTGCCGTCAATGCGCTCGGCATTGGGGACATCGTTACGGGTGCTGCGATCCTTCTTTTGGATGCCGGTACTGCCGCACCTGCAGTTACGTTTACCGACAACGCCGGTACGCCGAATACCTATCCTCAACTAGATAACCCGACAAACGGTGCCGGCCGGTTTTTTATCTCGTTCGCATTGAAGATTCCGCCTGGGGGTGGCGGGGGAACTTCGATAACTTGCACGGTCGGCGGCGGGGTTACAGTCAATTCAACTCAGATTATCCTGGATGAATGGGCCGGCTTTGATCATGTTGGTAACCACGCCGGTGCCAATACCAGCACAGCTGATCCAATTACCACCGGTCCTATAACTTCGGTTGGTCCGAACACTCTTTATTGGGGTGGGTTTTTCAATAACTCGGGCACCGATGCCTGTACTCCCGGCAGTGGCTTTACCGGGCTCATTGACGCTAATGATGCTTTTTGGGATCCGCGGACCGAATATCTGATTCAGGTTTCTCCTGGTTCGACGGCAGTCACTGCGGCTAATCCTAATTCGCTTTTTACTACGATCGTCGGGATTGTTCTCGAGACGGTTACTGCGGCTCCGCCGGTTATCGAGGCTCAGCCGCACTTTATCGGCCGATATCGAATTCCCCCCTACATTCGGCGTCAATTTTCCGAGGATGCTGCAACTACTCTGCCGCCGCAAGGGTTGCTCGAGGTTCAGCCGCACTTCATCACTCGGTATCGGTTTGTTAGATACAGCCGGCCGCGGACCTCGGAAGATACCCTTCCTTTTGTTCTACCGCAGCCGATCGAGGCTCAGCCGCATTTTGTCGGGCGGTATAAAATTACTCTATACGCTCGGCCAAAGCTCTCCGAGGATGCTGCAACTACCTTACCATTGCAGCGGGAAGCTCAGCCGCATTTTATCGGACGATATAGAGGTTTGCGATATTTTCGTATCCAGGTATCCGAGGATGCGACGGGTTTAAGTTTTACTCCACCGCCACTGCCAACAATCGTTGTTGCACAACGGCAATATGATTATGAGTGTTCCCAGCTGGCCTCTCAATACAATACAGGACAGCTGACTGTGCAGCAGTACTACTATGCTTTGTATGCGTTGCAGTGGTATTTCTCTGGGGCGACTGACTGGAATGCTTTCCAAGCACCCATGGATGCCGATCATGTATCGCCATTGACCCCAACTCCAAGCTACGGTCAATCTCAGTTTATTGGTAATTTTCAAGGTTTCCGAGTGGTTGACGGGGCTACATTAATTGCAACAGCTCAAACACTCATAACCCTTGGGTGCCCACGGAGAGCATTTCCCGCACCGTACCCACCCAAGTGGGCTTTCCAATTCTACGGGAGGCGTTGAATTCAATACCAGGAGTGCTTAGTATAAATACGGTAACAAATTTGGATTACGGGTCGGCGTATGGCACAGGGTTCACAGCTAGGCAACAACCCGTATGAAGTTGAGCTGGCTACTCAGCAGTACTCAACCAATCTTCAGCTTTTGCTGCAGCAGAACGAATCGAAACTCCGCGGCTATCTGAAGACCGGCAACCACGTCGGTAAGGGTGCCTCGCCGGTTCAGTATATCGGCGCGTTGGAGTTTAAGGCTCCTCAAGGCCGTTTTGCTCCGGTTGCCCCGCAAGAGCCCAACTATACCAGGCGATGGGTATTCCCGCAGGATCGATCTCTTGCAGTTTTGGTGGATAGCTTTGATGAGCTTCGTACTACGATTGATCCCCGTGCTGGTATCAACGCTGCTGTCGTTGCTGCCGCTAATCGTGTGCATGACGACATAGCCATCCAGGCTGCTTTCGCGAATGTGACGACTGGCGTAGACGGCACCAATTATACCACCGAGACTTTTGTCACCGGCAACTATCAGGTTGCGCCCACGTTCGGTGGCGGCGGCAGCAATACCGGAATGATTTACCAGAAATTGGTCGAAGCCAAGCGTATCTTCCGGCACTGGGAAAACGACATGGACATGGTTCGGTTTTGCCTTGTCCTAGGTTCCCAGCAGGAAGCTGATCTCCTTAATCAGATCGAAGTGACGAGCCGGGAGTTCAATGACCAGCCGGTTGTAACCAATGGCAAGGTCACTCGGTTTATGGGCTTTGACATTATCTATTCGGAGCGTCTTCAGTACACCTCGAGCAACCTTCGCAACTGCATCGCCTTTGTCGATGACGGCATGTACATGGGTATGTGGAAGGATATCGAGACTACGATTAGTCAGCGCAATGACCTCGAGGGTCATCCCTGGCAGGCTTACAGTATGCTGACGTGTGGTGCCACTCGACTGCAACCCGGAAAAGTTGTGCAAATCCAATGTTTTGACACAACCGGCTCCGACATCACCTTCTAAGGTAGACGTAGATGGCTACTGAAAATAAACAGTCGGTTCAGATTGTAACCCTTGATGGTTATCCGTTTACCGGTGTCGGTGGCGGATCGCAGACTGGCCGGCTTACCGGTGGTCAGAATGCTGCTCAAGAGATCCAGCAGATCGAGGGGGTTATTGCCGCTCCTACTACCGGTGTGACGCTTAATTCTTACTACCAAGTTGCTCGGATTCCTTCGACTGCGGTTGTCAAATCGGTCGAGATTTTGGCTGTGGGTCAGTCGACTTCGACTTTTACGGCCGATGTTACGATCGGTGTTTCCGACAGCACGATTGACGGTACTCAGCCGAGTCTTCAGGTTGTCCCTTCTGGACTGACTGGAACACCACCCGTAAACGCTTTTGTTGCTAATCCGGCTTTAACTACGACCGGGTTATCCGGGGCAACCGGGGCTTTGTTTGCTGCGGCGGCGGCGATTGGTGGACAAGCGGTGGGTGTGTGGCTTGATTATACCTTCTTGAACTCGGCGAACCAATACACCCCAGTGAAGTCACAGCAACCTTTGTGGCAGGCTGCGGGCTATGCGCAAGATACGGGTGGGTTTTTTGATATCGTGCTACTCACCACGGCAACTACGGTTGCCTCGGCTATCATGACAATTCTGGGGCGGGTTAGGTACACAATTCCAACGGGTTAAGCTATGGCTAGGTTAGCAGTTAAAATTACGGTAGCAGCCAATCCGGTTCATCCAAGCCAGCACGGGGCAGTTTCTGCGGCTGCTGGTGGTGAGACTGGTGATGTTTATGTGAGTTATGATACCACAAAGATCACTGGTTACGCGCAGCTCCATTCAGCTCTTGCGGCGGCTCTTGGGGGGCTGGCCAACGGTACCCTTGGAGCGAACACCTGATGGCAACGCAAACCATCTACATCAGCTTGGCGGGTCCGCCTCCCGAACTACCGGACATTGGTCCTGGTGGAAGTGGGGGTGCAGGCTCTGCTGGCGTGGGTTCCGTACTCGGTCGGACTATGGTGATCGGGACCTCGTCTGTTGGCGGAGCCACACTTGAACTCCGGGTGGTCGTGAATGCCGGCGCTGAGGATGTCAACACCGCTTTGACTTCCGGCGTTGATTGCTGGACCGCTCAGGACATCTGGCAGGCTCTTGACAAGATCAAGTTCGTCATCCGGCAGCGGGGGTTCATTCTCGGTTCCGGTGGCCCAGGTGTGGTAGCTGGGAGCCAGACAACGCCATTCCAGCGAGCGGCTGAAACTATCAACCTGCCGATTTAATGGGGGCCAGCGATGGCTCTCACCGGTGCTCGTACTAATGAGATCTTCCTGCAGGCTGCGGCGCCTGGAACGTACGGCCCATACGCCCTCAATGGCGGCTTGTTCGCAATTGTTACGGTTTGGGGTGCAAGCGCAACGATCGGTCTTAATGTTTTAGGGCCGGATGGTTCGACGCAGGTTCCTGTTGCTGCTCTAGCTTCAACTACCCCGTATCTGACAGGCTATCTAGCTTCGGGTACGTATCAAGTAGTTATCGGTACGGCGACCTCATCGATCTCGGTTCGTGAAATCCCATTGAATTAGGATCATGAAAAAGCTTCTCCTTGCCCTTGGGCTCCTTCTCCTTGGGGCCTTCGGGTCCGGGGAGGTGCACGCCTGCAACGTCCCTAATCCGAACCTCTTGGCCGGGGATGGCACTCATCCGTTCGTTGATGGATGCCCGGTGCCGATGGCGGCATTGAATCGAATACTTTCTACGTTCTCGAATACCATCAATGTTCCGGGGATTGATCCTCGCCTCTTTGGTGCGACGTGTGGCAGTGGCGATAGTAGTGCGGGCATCCAAGCCGCGCTCAATTCTGCAGCTATAGCCGGGTCTCCGCTGGGTGGTACGGTGCTGATCCCGTGCCCGATGACGGCGACCACTGGGAACATCAATATTTATGCGGGAACCAGGTTTTGGGGGAATGGCCCTGGCAGCGGCTCCAAAGGTCAGTCGCAGATTCCTGGACCTTCCACATGGCCGCCTACCCTTGGTGGATCGGTCAACTGTCCTGGCGTGACTAACCCCTGCTTTAATATTGTAGGGGAGGGGGTCGATATTGGCTACCTCCTTGTTGGAAACCCGGAGCCGGTGCCTCCGTCAGGTGGTAGTTACGCACCGAGTGTCTTTCCTTATATCTTCAGCGCAGCTTGTGGCGCGAATTGGCAATCACTGCATATGCACGATATAACCTTCGTGTCAGCTTATAATGGTATTGATCTCGAGGGTTGTGCAAACTACAGCTCAAACAATTCGGGTGGATCTTCGGTTATTGAGCGCGTCTGGTTTAATGTAGTCCTGAATAACGCGATTAAGGCCCACTTGATTGACTACACCCCATTGCGTATTCGGGACATCGAGGGTTGGTCGGACTGGTATTACAACGTTGCGTCATTGGGCGCGTATGTTCGGGCCAACCTCAAATTCTTTGACATCGAGTACTGCGCTGCGTGCATGATCAGTGGAGTTGAAACTCCTCCTGCAAGATACGGCATCTGGTTCGACAACGGGACGGTCTCCAATCCGGGTACGGTGACGTTGGCATACACGGGCACCATGACCCAGATGCATTTCAATAATTCGTGTCAGGCAATTGCAGCGTCTAATACTGCTCTGAGCCTTTGGCTGACTATTACGGACAGCAACATCTGGGGTGACCAGAGTAGCTTTCAGTGCTCAAAGGGGCTGCCAATGATCCAGCTCCCGTCGAACCTGGTTTATCTCTCTTTGAACGGGGTGGACGCCACCGCTATCGATACATTGACTGAAGTCGGTTGTGGTACCCCCTCGTCTGGATCTTGCCCACCTGGTGGATTTGCGGGGCAGTCTTACCTTCGTTTGACCGATCTGTTTGTTAACACCTATGCTACGAATACGTCCACGGCGCCGTTGCTCCAAGTGCCGGCAAATGCAATCCTCTCGATGCAGAATACTGACCCGCTCGAGCTGATCCCTGCTAATGGGTCAACGGGAAAGCTGATTGGCCCAGGTTTTGATAGTACCACTGGGTGTGACCGGCCTGTCCAGGTCGGCGGGGGGATCAATCAGAGCTATAACGCTGCGACACTGAATGACAGCTGCGGCTTAGCCAGTACGATCTCAGGCGGGGCTCAGTTTTTAGTTGGCTCTACGCTGGTTGGGAGTGTGGGTTACGGCACGGTTGCTGGCGGGGTCAATCTTTCGTCTGTTAAGAGTATCTTTCTTAATCCGGGAGGCGCGACCGGGATCGTCAACAACGTGGACGGCTCCCTCTCTTTAGTGTCCAAGCTGTTCGCTGCGCTGCCGACCTGCAACAGCGGGGAGTCGGGGGCGATATATCGTGTTCCTGATGTGAATACGGCCACCCCTTCGATTACCTGGGGTGCTGTCATCAATACGGGTGGGGGCAGCAATCAAGTCATTGCCGTCTGCAATGGGGCCAACTGGATCATTCACTGACATGGCGCTCAAACAGTTTTTCATTATATCGACGATCGGTATCTGGGCCTTAGTCGGCATTGCGGGCTACCATGTCTTTGTCGATCATGCGCTTACTGTCATGTATGTGTGTGCTACACCGGAAAATCATTTGCCTGATCCAGGGGCGCCACCGCCTCATGCTAAGCCTGAGATGCCGGTGCCAAAGCCGGAACCGCCGAAGTGACCGAGTACACGACCAATATCGATATCTGCAACAAGGCATTACAGGAGATCGGGTGCGCCAGGATCACTTCGCTCTCTGGGAGCCGCAATGCAGACGAGGCTGGCTTTCTTTATGACAAGGCCCGGCAGGCATTGCTTCGTGAGCATGTTTGGGGTTTCTCGATTGCTTATCAGACATTGGAATTGTCAGGCACGGTGGTTTATCAGAACCAGCTGACCCGCAATAAGTTTAGTCTCCCCACTGACTTTGTTCGGCTTGCGGATCAGAACCCGCGGCAGCCAAATCAGCTTTCCCAAGCGGTCACGGGAGGTATCAAATCAACCGATTACTCCATTGAGGGCGGCAACCTGGTGACCGGACAGCCGTCAGTGATATTGCGTTACGCCAGCAACGTGATGGATGTCACTCTGATGGACCCGCTCTTCTGTGACGCCTTGGCAGCTAAGATGTGTGTCGACGGACTGGCTGAGATGTTGACCCAAAACATGCAAAAGCGACAATTGGCTGAGCAGCGTTATGAAGCTCGAATTGCTTTGGCTAAGATCATTCAGACGATCGAGGCTGCCAGTGACGAACCGATTGAAGAGATGTTGAAGAGTGCTCGGGTGCTCGAGCAGCCACCGCGACCGCAGCAACAGCAGCAACCACAAGGAAGGTAAGTGATGAAGAGGCCACACCCGGCGCCGTCGGTCGAGCACCTTGGTAGACAAAGTGTCGATCAAGCTGCAGCTCCTCCGAAAGCCAAATTGCCACCTATCGCTGATATCGAGGCGATGATGACGGAGTGGTTTGCTGAAGACCCGACTTGGGCAAAGCAGATATCCGATGATCTTTGGGAGCAGCTTGGTAAATCACGAGCAGGAATGTTTGATCAATGAGCCAGTATGGAGCCCCGGTCGATATCATCAATCGGGCTCTGCAGATCCTTGAGGTACCGCGTATCCAGACGCTTATGGACTTTTCTCCTGGGGCGATCGAGGCCGGCTTTCTCTACGACAAGATCCGTCGAGCAATGCTGCGGAGACACGTATGGACATTTGCTACGCGGCGGGCGGCTCTTCGGCCAGTTGCCACTACTACGGTCTTGCTGTCACCCGCAGCTTGGACGGCCGACATATACGAAGCAGGATCAATTGTATCCTACCAGGGTGTTCTTTACATTGCGACAATCGAAAATGCGGGTGGGACACCGGGCCAGCCCAGCTCTGGATGGGAGCAGTATTTCGGGCCGCTTACCGTGACGCCGTGGAACATTCCAACCCCGACGCCACCCCTATTGCAAGCGATTGATATAAACCCGTACCTCCCACAGACCCCGGTAGGTATTGGGATTACTCCTTATGGAGCTGGACCGGGAACGGTCGGGTATCATACGGGGGAATTGACGTACCTACCAAAAGGCGACGGCACCTATTTGGTTTTCCGAGCTACCGTGACAACTGCAAATAGGCCCCCGAACATCCCCTCGTCGACAGTTCAGCCGGCCGGCACCAACGCACCAAACGGTCCGCTGCTTGCTGACCCTTGGGACGCCGGTATTACCTACGCACAGGGCCAGCTGGCAGCGTTTCCACCTTTGGGACTGTGGCTGTTGGGAATATCGGCAGGCACTGAAGTTTTGGGAGCGCAGGTTTATCAAAGCACGGTTGACCTCAACATCGGCAATCAGCCGGATCTCGTGCAGTCCGACGCATTACTCACTTGGAATTCGACTAATCCATACTCTGTGGGAGATCACGCATGGGGCTCAGACAGCCAGGTTTATCAATGTTTGGTCGCGAACACGGGGCAGAACCCGGTGACGGACCAGCTATTTGCGTACTGGCTGCCGATGACGATGTGGGTTGGTACATGGACCAACATAGTTTCACCGAGCCCGCGGGCCTTCTCGAACGGCTGGCAATATATTGCTGGCACCCTTTCGACGATGCCGATCAACTACCCGATCACGAGTGGTCCGGTAGACGACACATTGACTTTGAACGCTTACAAATTGCCGGCAAACTGTCTCCGGGAAGCCCCGTCAGATCCAAAGCACGGAAACATCGGATGGTTGGGCGCCCCGTCAGGTGGCGTATGGTACGATGACCGCGAGCTCGAGGGTGGCTTCATTGTAACGCAGGACACTAAGCCTATCATTTATCGTTTTGTAGCGGATATAACCGACGTGTTCGCAATGGACGATTTGTTCTGCGAAGCCTTTGCAGCCTCGATTGCTCGAGCAGCCCAACCGATACTACAGACCGGGCGTATTGATTTGTTCCAGAGGGCCAAGGATATTCATGATGAAACAATGGATGATGCGCTTAAGATCAACGCAATCGAAGCCGGCTCTGTCGAGCCCCCGGTCGACGACCTCTTAACATGCCGCCTATGAGATATGGCTCGCAGCAGTTGGACCCAATCAAATTTCTTGGGTGGAGAATGGAGCCCATCGGCACACGGTCGGCTTGATCTTCCTGAGTACAAGACTGCGCTTGATCAAAGTCGCAACGGGATGCCCCAGGAAGAAGGGTCCTGGGTTAGGCGCTCGGGTACCCGCATGTGTGGCCCGACCCCGAACGGTCAATTTGGGGTCAACTTCTCTTGGGATATCGCGGGCCAGGCAATCTATGACATTGAGATCTCGGTTTCCCTAGGACAGGGCAGCGTTCTTCGTTTGTGGCAAGGAGACCAACCCCTTCTGTCTGGGTTCCCAACTACTGTTACTGCCATAACACCTACGTTCCCAGCGGTCCTTACACTTGTTGCACCGGTAACTTGGAATACCGGGGATATTGTGCTGATCCAAATTGGAGCCGGGATGCTCAACGGCACTACCGATTGGGCTCCCATTCTGAATCGTCAACTGCAAGTTACCCAGATTAATAGTACCCACTACAGCATTCCAATTGATGGCTCAACGCTCCCTGGAACACTCCCGGCTGTCGTCCACATTGGCAAGATTGCTGCGTTTAGTGTGCCGCAGTGGACCACGGTTGCGCAATTGTTCAATATTTGTCCGCTTATTTCGACATTTAATAACGAGCTTCAGTGCTACTTTTTCTGCCTTGGTGCCCAGCCGGCTGTTCTAACGTTGACGGTACCCGGTACCTCTACGACATGGCCGTCCTTCAGTGTGACAAATCCGTACTTCCAGGGGCCTTATCAGGAGTTTTCTTTTGACCAAAATGGAGTTGTTTCAGCGGCGACGGGGATCGTTACGCTGACTTCATCTGGGCCGGTTCAGCCGAACGGAGGTGCCGGGTTCTTAGCAACTGATGCCGGTCGGGCAATCAGATTGCTCTCACAGCCCCCGCCCTATAATTCTGGGACGACTTATTCGGCCGGCTCTACGGTCATGTGGCAAAACGTTTCGTACTTCTTTATAAATGGGACGCCGACTGCGGGTAAGCAGCCTGATCTGAGCCCGACATTCTGGGCAATCGACCTCGGTCTTATTCAGTGGGTCGATACCATGATCACGGCCTTTATCGACAACACTCACGTCTCGGTCGATCTCAGTAATTTTACTCTTCTAGCCACCAACGGTTTAGGGATCACCACCTTTACCCTAGGGGTCTATACAGCCAATGTCTGGCCGAGCTGTGGCACCTTTCATGAGGGCCGGCTGTGGCTTACAGGAGCCGTACCGAACGAGGTGGATGCAAGCGAGGTTCAATTGCCTACTTCGTTTCGCCCGACCGACTTTAACGGCAATGTTCTCGACAGCAGTGCAATCTCCTACTCCATTTTGTCGCCTTCGAACAACCGGGCTGTTTGGATGGCGCCGGATCAACAGGGTATCGTGCTGGGGACCCAGGCTGAGGAATGGCTGATTACCTCAACTGCTAACAACAATATCCTGACGCCGACCACGATGCAGGCGCATCGAGTAACTAAATTTGGCAGCTATTTTGCGCAGCCGGTTCATGCCGGGCTGTCCTACATCTTCATCGAGCGGTACGGCAACATCAT